CACAGCACATGGTATCTGATTTAAGGCAGGCTATTAAAGAGGCATACTTTACGGACCAGTTGCAGATACAGAAGAAGGCGCAGATGACGGCAACGGAATCCGCCATCACATTTGATTTAATGCAGAGGTTACTTGGCCCTGTTTTCGGGAAGATAGAAAAATCCGTTTTCACCCCTATGGTTGAAAGGGTATTCGGCATAATGCTCCGTGCAGAGGCGTTTGATGAAGCACCCCCTCAACTTGAAGGACAGGGACTTGAGATAGAATATGTCGGCCCCCTTGCAAGATCGCAGAGGATGGGGGAAGTTGCGGCAATACGGAAATGGCTTGAGGCACTAGGGCTTATAGGGCAGTTTCAGCCTTCCGTGTTTGATGTCCCTGATTTTGACGAGATAGCGGTAGATATGGGAAGGCTTGTCGGTGTCAAGGAAAAGTATATTAATAGTGAGGATACTATAATACAGGTTAGGGATGCCAGACAGGCGCAGATACAGCAGGACAAACAACAGGAAAGACTTATGGAAAGTGCGGATGCGATGGGAAAATTATCCGCATACCAACCGGAGGGTGGCGGTGAAACAGAAGCCTAATAAGGCCTTAAAGTGTTATCTTGATACCTTTGGCAGGGGAAGTGGTCATGTGGTGCTTAAAGACCTTATGAATACCTTTGACTGTCCTTCTTTATCGGATAATTCAACTGCGCAACTTATAGCACTTGGGAATAGAATGGTGATAGACTTTATAAAGGACAGGCTGAAAGGTGCTTGCGGTGGGAACAGGAAGCCGTATGTAGACATTATGTGCGAAGTGGAAATAATTAATTTATCGGAAGAATAATCGCTGCGCTCTACCGAACTAAGGCTCGGTGGATTCGCTAGAATCTTTGCAATGGGAGGAATTAGACATGGCAGAAGTAGAATTAATAACACCTGATAGTGGAACAGAGACAACGGCTGATAATCAGGATACGGATATAACGCCAGAACCGAGTCCTATACCTGAGAACTGGAAAGAGTGGATACCTGAAGATATAAGGAATACACCCGTAATACAGGAAACAAAAGATATAACGGGCATGGCTAAAAGGCTTGTGGATTCACAGGCCATGATAGGAAAGTCCATGCGGATGCCGGAAGATGGTGATACCGCAGGGTGGGATGAGGTCTACGGTAAACTTGGGAGACCCCAGGCGGCAATAGATTATAAGATAGACCCCTCGATTACTCCGGAAGGTGCGGTTAATGAAAAACTGCAAACTTCATTCCTTGAGGCGGCACACAAGATAGGGCTTAATAATACACAGGCAAATGCCCTTGTCTCATGGAACAACGAGCAACTTCAGTCTATATATTCAATCAAGGATGAACAGGCGAAAGATGCGGTTTCCCAGTTAAAACATGATTGGGGAAATGCGTTTAAGGAGAGGCTTGCTGTAACAGAAAGAGTCCTCACTCAGTTTGGTGAGGGTGAAGTGTCGGCAGCGGCAGTCAGGGATAACCCCGCCCTTATCAAACTTGTCTATAATATGGGTAAGGATTTAATTGAAGGACAGGTTAGTGGTGATAGCGGGCTTGGTTCTATGACAATGTCCCCGAAAGAGGCGTTGAACAAAATTAATAAGTTGCACAGGGATAGTGAGTTTATGAAAGCCTATTACGAGCAAAAGAACCCTGGGCATCAGGGGGCTATGGAAGAGATGACGGATTTACATAAAATGGCTTATCCTGAAGAAGAATAATAATAATAATAGTAGTAGTAGATTTTTTTCCCAGACACCTGCATATAATGCAGACTGGGTGCATGGCCATACAGTTGGTCAGACTGGTGACTTAATCACAAGGAAGTCTTGCATAATTAAGATACCTTCCGATATAAAAAAAAGAAGAGAGAAGGAATTAGTAGAAATCTTTATTTATTGGGAGGTATTCTTATGAGTACTGAAATTACGGCAGCATTTGTCCAGCAATACCGAAACAACCTTATACACCTGTCACAACAGGATGATTCAAGGTTGATTAATGCGGTTAAACTGAAAGAGAATGTGACCGGCAAGCAAGTGTTTTTTGACAGACTTGGGTTGCAGACTATGACCCAGCTTACATCACGCCATGCTGACACCACACAGGTTGACACGCCACATTCAAGGCGCATGGCATCATTAGCACCTTACACGGTTGCTGATTTAATTGATGACCCCGACCAGGTTAGAACACTTATCGACCCAACCAACGGTTACGCAAAGGCGCAGGCGAGTGCTATAGGCAGAACACAGGATGATATAATCATCGCTGCTATGCTTGGTACTGCCGCTACTGGCGAAACTGGTTCGGGTTCACAAGCACTACCATCCGCACAGAAGGTTACAATTCAAATCGGTGGTGGAGGTTCAGATGATTATCTTAATCTGGAAAAGGTATTACAGGCAAAAAGGATTCTGGATGCCGCAGAAGTAAACAAGGAAGGTCGTTATCTTGTTTACGATGCAATTCAGATGGAAAATTTCCTGCAACTTGAGAAGGCAACATCAACTGATTATGCTTCGATTCGTGCATTGGTAATGGGCGAAATCAATACTTATCTTGGTTTTACATGGATACATTCTGAAAGACTGACGACTGATTCAAATAGTGATACACAGGTCATAGCTTTCCAGGGTGATGGTGTTGGTCTTGGCATAGGAAGGTTGAGAGAGACAAGAATTACAGAGGAATCTACCAAGAATTACGCTACTCAGGTTTGGAGTTATCTTGACATGGGTGCTGTAAGAGTTGAAGATTCAACTGTTGTTGAGATTGCGTGTAAGCCATCTTAACGGTTTTTGTTCTTATTTAAGTAGAAAACATTAACTTTTTTTTAATAATAAGGAGTATTGATTATGGCTACTTTATACAGTACGCAAATCACAAATGATGATGCTTCCCCACCGGTAAGGGGGGAGTTTAATCGCAACGGTTCTGCTCTGAGGTGTAAGATTGGAACATACGAGGCCTCCGGTTCGGAAAGTGCAGCCGATGTTATTCAGATGGTAAAAGTTCCAAAGGGTGCGATAGTTAATTCGCATCTCTCATATCTTATATGGGAGGACTTTGGGACTACCGTAACCGCAGATGTCGGAGATGGTGGCGATGATGACAGATATTGTTCTGCGCTTGCTTTAGGTACTGCAAGTACATCTTCTGTCACCACATTTCAGGAAGCTGCGGGTGCTGGTGTGTATGCGGCAGAGTATGAGTATACTGCTGCTGATACCATTGATATAACACTTGATGCGGTCAGTTCACCGACAGCGGGTCAGACTTTGAAGATGTTTGTGTTTTACACACAAAACGGGTAAGGGTTTTTAAGGGGATAAGGTCCTTGCCTAACCATTGCCTCTTTATACTCTAAAGAGTGGGTTAATCCTTATCCCCGTTTTTTTTTATATAAGGAAAATATGAACAGTTCAACTGCAATAGCTAATGCCAGCTTACTGTTGATAGGTGCGAAGGAATTAACTGATCTGGACACCGATACCACTACTACTGGCAGAATAGCACAGAGATGGTACGCCCATACAAGGGACTCTATCCTGAGAGGTTACACATGGAATTTTGCTTTAAGGAGACAGGCTTTATCCAAGGATGCCACAGGTCCTGATTTTGAATTTACAAATTCGTTCACCCTTCCGACAGACCCGTATTGTTTAAGGGCTTTGGTGATGTTTGACAGCGATTCTGAATGGAAGGTGGAAGGCCGTAAACTTCTTACGGATGACGGAACGGTAAACCTTAAATATATAGCCCGTATTGCGGATACGGTTGAGTTTGATGATTTATACACGGATGCCCTTATCTATAGGTTTGCAGCCAATATGGCTTTTCCGGTAATGAGGGACAAGGTTCTTCAGGATAGACTTACCATACAGTATCTCGAAAGGGTCAGGGAAGCCAGGAGTGCCGATGCTATAGAAGGCACATTCAATAAGATAAGGTCTGAAGTATTTATTGATTCACGGAGAACCGGCAGTACAATTCCACCCGCTACGCCACCGAGTTCTGCTGGATCGGCAAGATGAAGTGTTCACTAGGTGAAAGTGTTCACTAAAGATGAACATCCTGAAATGTGAACAAAGATGTGAAAAAAAGCGATTATGGCCAGAACACAGAAAATATTTACATCATTTACAACGGGTGAGATAAGCCCGAAACTCAGTTCAAGGGTTGACTTTTCTAAATATGTAAATGGTTGCGAAACGCTGGAGAACTATACGATATTACCGCAGGGCGGTGTGACACGCAGGCCGGGTACTCGTTTCGTCAAAGAAGTAAAGGACAGCACGAAGAAAGTAAGGCTTGTACCCTTTCTTTTTAATGTTACAGATGCCTTTATTCTTGAATTTGGCGAGAATTATATAAGGTTTTACAAGAACCAGGCTAATATTACTAATCTTGGGAGTCCCGTAGAAATCACGACAACATACGCAGAGGCAGATTTATTCGACCTTCATTTTGCCCAATCTGCGGACATACTGTATATTTCACACAAGGATTATGCTCCGAGAAAACTAAGTCGTGCATCCGATATCTCATGGGCTTTTGCCGTTATATCATTTGATCCTCCCCCTACATTTGAAGCTGATACAGATTTAACCGCTGCTTTAAAACCATGCGATGAAACGGTTGGCACGGCAAGGACTTTTATCGGTGCGAGTGGTTCGGAAAAGATAACAAACGGAGAGTTTACTTCTGGTATTACGGGATGGACAGATAGAAGTGTAGGAACAGGTGCTATCTCGTTTGACACCAACCACATGGAGATCACGGAAGGTGGTGGCGGTGGCGGTTCTGGAGTTGACGAGGGTATAGCGGAACAAAACATTACGCTGACAGCAGTTTCCCATACCATATCATTTAAGGTTACGGTAGGTGCTTTACGGTTAAGAATAGGGACTACATCAGGGGCGCAGGATGTGCTTACCGATGCAAGTTATAGTGCGGGAATACATACGGTGGCCTTTACGGGCAATGCGGGAGATAATTTTGTCCAATTCCATAACCTTACAAATGCCCTGCATGAACTTGATAATGCAAGTGTTGTTATCAATTCTGATATATTTCTTGCTGCTGATGTGGGAAGGGCGATAAAATCAGGTGCGGGCAGGGGCTTTATTGCTTCGATTGTAAATGCACATAAGATTACAGTAGATATAACTTCGGCCTTTTCAAGTACAACACTAGTAGCAAGCGGTTCATGGTTTCTTGAAAACTCACCCAATGACACCCTGACCCCAAGTGCCGTAGGGCCGATTGGGTCGTCAATAGAACTGACCCTGGCAAGTGCGGGATGGCGGTCTACAGATGTGGATAAATATGTGAAGGTAAATAACGGGATGGGCAAGGTGACATTCTTTACATCTTCTACGGTTGTTAAGATTGAAGTTCTGCGTTCCCTTGATGATACCTCTGCTGCCCCCGGTGGAACATGGACTCTTGAAGATGATTCATGGACAAGTACAAGGGGATACCCTGCTGCCGTAGGGTTTTTTGAACAGAGGCTTTTTTATGCAAGAACAGACACGCAACCCCAGACATTATGGGGAAGCGTTATAGATGATTTTGAAAGTTTCGCTACGGGTACAAATGCTGCCGACAGCCTTGACTTTACATTAACAGGCATGAATCCAATAAGGTGGCTTTCGCCAAAATCACAATTATCAGTAGGGACATACGGTGGTGAACTTGTTATCAGTTCAACAAGCGATGCCGCTTTATCCCCGACAAATGTAAAGATCAATGAGCAGACTACTCATGGAAGTTCATCCCTTCAACCCATAAGGGTGGGGGAAGTAACGCTGTTTGTTCAGCGTTCAAAAAGAAAATTGCGTGAGTTTGTCTTTGTGTTTGAGGATGATAATTTTCAAGCACCCGATTTAACCCTGCTTTCTGATAATATAACAGAAGGCGGTATAGATGATATATCCTACCAGCAGGAACTTGAATCCATTGTGTGGTGTGTCAGGAATGACGGGCAACTGCTTGGCATGACATACCAGAGGAAACAGGATGTTATAGGGTGGCACAGGCATACCACGGGGGCATCGGGATTATTTGAAAGTGTCGCCACTATCCCAATATCAAATAAAGACCAGACATGGGTTATTGTAAATAGAACTGTAAATGGCGGGGTTAAAAGGTGTGTGGAATATTTTGATGAAGATGCGTGGAGTAGTGCAACAGCCGAGTTTAACCAATGGAATATGCTTAATACTGATAGTGCGGTTATATACGACTCTACGGCTACTACCACAATCACAGGGCTTGATCATCTAGAGGGCGAGGAAGTCACGGTGGTAGCTGATGGGGCTGCCCATCCGAACAAGACCGTTTCAAGCGGAAGTATTACCCTGGAACGATCTTCTACGGAAGTGGAAGTAGGACTGGCATATACATCAACACTTAAAACCGTGAAACCGGAAGCCGCATTATCAACGGGTTCTTCGCAGGGTAGATTCAAGGGATGGTCCGAAATAGTGGTGAGACTGCTCAATACATTGGGCGGTACTATTAACGATGATGTTATTGAGACAAGGACACCGGAGGATAGTATGGATGCTGAACCGCCCCTGTATACAGATGATTATATCGTGCAGAATTTAGGTTATGACAGGGCGGGGCAGATTACGGTGCAACAGACACAGCCGTTCCCGCATACCATTCTCAGTATTACAGGCACTATAGATATAGGAGAAAACTGATTCCCAGGGTTATTCCGTTTGAAGCAAGGCATTTGGACATGATTAGGATGCGCAGGTTTGATATAGGCAGTATTGAGGGAATGGATAACTGGCGTGATGTAATCAGAAAACAGACTGAAAACGGTTCATCTGCCACAGGAATAGATGATAATGGTATGGTTGGCGTGATAGGTGGTGTGTGCGTTGTCCGTGATGGCGTTGGTGTTGCATGGGCGATTACATCCGACCTGATAGTAAAATATAAGATATATGCCCACAGGGTTATAAGGGATGTGGTTAATGATAGTTTCGAGAGGTTTAACCTGCACCGTGTTGAGGCATCAATAATAGTAGACCATACGGTAAGTCACAGGTGGGTGGAAAGATTAGGATTTAAAAAAGAGGGACTGATGCGAAAATTTGACCACAAACAGAGAGATTACTATTTATATGCGAGGGTAAAATAATGGAAGTAGCAATAGGGGCGGCAATAGGAGCAGGAGTTGGATATGTTGCCACAGGTGAAGCAGAAGGTGCGCTTATAGGCGCAGGCGTTGGTGCGATTGGCGGTTATGCGGTAGGGCAAATGGGTACAACACCTATAGGAGGATTACCAGGAGGAGGTACAGGAACAGGTGCGGGTGCAGGAGCAACAGCAGGAGCAGGAGGAGTAGGAGTAGGAGCAACAGCAGGACCAGGAGCAGGAGGAGTATTTGGAATTGGTCTTGGTACTCCCACGACTCCCTCACAAATGGTAGCAGCAGGTGGTATCCCCATAAAAACAGCGGGTTTCTTTGGTAAGATGGGTACTACATTGGCCAAGGTAAGTAAAGTCGCAACGCCTTTAATGCTTGCGG